CTCGGATGCGGCCGCCCCGGTCTTTTCTTCTCAACGATGATTCGCGAACTGCGCATCTATCTGCGGCTTAGGCCGCTCTTGAAACAGTTCCAGGAGCTCACCCAGATGAAGTTGTCAGCCAATGTTGTGATTCAGATGCTTGCCCTCGCGGCGCAAGGCATCAATGCCACGCAGGACCTCCTTCCCGCCAAGGGCAAGTTTTGGGCTTTGGTGGCGTTGTCGGCCATCCAAGGACTTGGTGCCGTGGCAGCGCACTTCGCCAATCCCGATGGCACGCCGTCGCAGGTCCCCTACGTCAAGCAATGAATCGCGATCTGCAAGTTAGGCGCTGGCCGGTCGAAAAGCTGATCCCCTACGCACGGAATGCGCGCACGCATAGTGACGAGCAGTTAGCTCAGATTGCGGCGTCAATCGCCGAGTTTGGGTGGACCTCGCCAATTCTTGCCGGTAGCGATGGGATCGTAATCGCCGGCCACGCCCGCCTGCAGGCGGCCCGCAAGCTGGGCATGACCGAAGTCCCGGTCATCGTCCTGGATCATCTGAGTGAAACACAGCGGCGTGCGCTGGTTTTGGCCGACAATCGGCTTGCCCTGAATGCAAGCTGGGACGAGGAGATGCTCCGGGTCGAGTTGGAGGCGCTCCGGGAGGATGACTTTGACCTCGATCTGCTGGGGTTTGCGGAGGATGAGGTCGAGGCCCTTCTCATGGGGCCGGAAGAGACGGTCGCCGGCAACACGGACGACGACGCCGTCCCGGAAAGGCCCGAGGCCTCCGTTACGGTGCTGGGAGACCTGTGGATCCTAGGGGACCACCGCCTGCTATGTGGCGACTCCACGCAGATCGAGGCCGTAGAGAAGGTGCTGGACGGCAGTCTGGCGGACATGGTCTGGACAGATCCTCCTTACAACGTGAACTACGGCTCGTCGATGAAAGACAAACTCCGCGGCAAGCAGCGGACGATCGCCAACGACAATCTGGGCGAGGGCTTCGAGCAGTTCCTGCGCGATGCGTGCACGAATCTGCTGACGGTGACCAAAGGCGCCGTTTACATCTGCATGTCCTCGTCGGAGTTGCACACGCTGCAGAAGGCGTTCCGCGAGTCGGGCGGTCACTGGTCCACTTTTCTCATTTGGGCCAAGAACACCTTCACGATGGGCCGTGCCGATTACCAGCGGCAGTACGAACCGATTCTGTACGGCTGGAAAGAGGGCACCGCGCATTTCTGGTGCGGCGCCAGGGACCAAGGCGATGTCTGGTTCGTGAAGAAGCCGGTCAGGAATGACCTCCATCCGACGACCAAACCGGTGGAACTGATTGAGCGGGCTCTGCACAACTCGTCGAAGACTCGCGACATCGTACTCGATCCATTTGCGGGCAGTGGCAGCACTCTAATCGCCTGCGAGAAACATGCGAGAACTGCTCGCCTCATCGAACTTGACACTCATTACTGCGATGTGGTGATTCGCCGATTTGCAGACTTCACGGGCAAACCAGCCCTCCTCAGTGGCGAAGGACTCACTTTCGACCAAGTCAAACACTCAAGATCTGCCCACGCTGCCTGAGAGTTCATGGCGATCACGGCGAAAGGCTACCAGCGGGTTTACGACCCGGCCTCCAAGCGCCTCCGCATGGAGCACGTGTTGGTGTGGGAGAGCGCCAATGGGCGCATTCCCGCTGGCTTCGTTATTCACCACATCAACCAAGACAAACTCGACAATCGCCTCGACAACTTGGAGTTACTGGATCCGCTCACCCACAAGCGGATCCACAGCGGTTGTGAGTTGCGTGAGGGGGTCTGGTGGAAGCCTTGCCGCAAATGCGGAGCCTTGAAGCCGGTCACTGAATACTACCCACAGAAGATCTGGATTTCACCCTGGTGTCGATCCTGCAAGATCGAGAATGCCGTGAGAAACAAACAGCGTCGGCAAGAGTCCAAAGGCAGAACAGAGAGTCAATGGCCAGATTGTGAACCCTCGTTTGATAGGGGGACTACGATTGAAGCGGACGGAGAGTCTTTCCCCCGGCTCGGTGGATTCCGAGTACCGAGTGCAACTTGAGATTGCCCGCTGCCGCCGAGAGATCGCGGACATCGAGCGAGCGATGCAGGAGCCATGTCAAGACGGCATCGGCTTGTTGATGGGTTGGGCGGATTGGCACGTGGAACTTCAGCTTCTCGAGGAGGCAATGGCGCAAAGAGCCAGCACGCAGGCTGAATGACGGAAGAATTGAAAATGGGACTTGAACTGGTGGTGCCTGTCATCGGCTTGATCCCTGGACTGCTGGGTGCTTATGTGGGCCTGCAGAATCGGGCACTGCTTGCAGAGGTCCGACGCGAGATCGCGGAGCTAGAGAACCGCATCATCGCCAGGATCAATGGCACCTACGTTCGCGCTGGCGAGTGCCATCTGCGAATGGATCACCAGATGGAATGGCTGCAGATGATCGAGGGACACGTGAAGAACAAGAACGCCGCCGGTGGTTAACCGGCGGCGGTTCTCACCGGAGAGTCTACTCGGCGATCCGGTAGGCGCGCACGCCATCGGAGCGTTTGGCGGAGTCGACTCTGAGTCCCATTTTCTTGACCAGGCTGCCGCTGATAAAGCCGCGCACGCTGTGCGATTGCCAGTCCGTGGCAGCCATGATGTCGGCAATCGTCGCGCCTTCGGTCTGGCAGAGGAGTTCGAGCACCTTGGCCTTCTTGCTGCCATCGCGCGCTCCGGTGGGCTTCGTGGCGGCGCTCGTGCGGCTGGCGCCCTCGGCCGCCTTGGTCTTCTTCGGCGCGTCAGGGGCCAACGTCGGCGCGGGGGTGGGCGTCAGGGCTTGGAGCGCCTTCCAGATGCGAACCACGGCACTCTTGCGGTCCGTGAACTTCCGGACCGCCTTGAGGTCGCCAAAGGGAGGTGCGCCGGCAAAAGCGTTCCAGACCTCGGCGAACCGGGAGAGCGGCCAACCCTTGGAGAGCTTGATGAACTCCTTTTCAGTCGAAAAAGTGCCTTCGAGATTCTCGGCTCGGGCGAGCCGATCTTCTTCGTGCGCGTCGTAGGCAGTGATGATGTTCTCGGTGTCGAGGGCAAAGATGGTCATGTCGAGTGTCCTTTCTATCTGGTGAGACCGCCGAGCTTCCCGTCGGCGGTGATGTGCAAGTCCTTGTAGTGGCCACTCCGGATGCGGGTCCATCCCGAGGGCGTTTTGATTTCGTAGCGTGCAGCAATCCGGCTCAACCTCAGCCGGTACGTCTTGTTGTCCAGCTCTCTCTTGAGGTGGCCGAAGCGATCGAGCGTCCAGCCGTTGCTTGTGGCCCAGCGGATGAGTTCTGCGCGGGTCATGGTCAGTACTCCAGCCCTTTGGCATCGACTGCGCTGCGGTCGCCCAGGGCGGCAAGGACGTAGGCAAGCTGCTCGCTGACACGGCCCAAGTCGCCCGCATACCCCCAGTCGTTGGGTTCAGCCCGTTGGCGTTTCTGGTGCTCGGCGAGCCGGCTGGCGATGCGCGTCAGCAGGTCCATGCATTCGACAAACCGCTGCGAATGGCACTCGGCGGCAGGCTGCTTGGTTTTGGTGTTCCTCATGGCGAACCCATTCATCACTTCGGTGGCGATGCAAAGCAAGTGGAATGTTCCGGCGATCTTTGAGAATCTGCGATGCCGGTGCTGAGCCTGCGCGCGTATGCCAAGCATCGTGGAGTCAGCTTGGCCGCAGTGCAGAAAGCGATCCGCTCCGGCCGAATCGCGACGACCGAAGACGGAACAATCGACAGTGATCGAGCTGATGCCGAATGGAGCGCGAAGACGCGACCTGGGCAGAAGCGATCGTCAAGAGTCGTTACGCCATCGCCGGCAGGTTCATATCCGGACGCACCGCGAGCGGAGTCTGGCGGCGCCGGCAGCCTGGACTACTTCCGTGCTCGAGCCATCCGCGAGAACTACCTCGCACGGCTGGCCAAGATCGAGTTCGAAGAGAAGACCGCGAAGCTCATCAGCCGCGATGAGGTGCAGGTAGCGGCGTTCACAAAGGCCCGCGCGGTGCGCGACAACCTGCTGAACATCCCTGATCGGCTGGCCGCGACGTTGGCGGCGGAATCCGACCCCGACAAAGTCCATTTGATTCTGACTGAGGAGATTCGACGAGCCCTCGATGACCTTGCCGGCGCAAACGGCAACTGAAGTCTACGAAAACGCATTCCGCTCAGGGCTCCGGCCGGATCCCCGGCTGACGGTCTCAGAGTGGGCGGATCAGCACCGGAGGCTTTCAGGCAAAGCTGCCAGTGAGCCGGGACCATACCGGACTGAGCGGACCCCATATCTGCGCGAAATCATGGACGCGCTTTCGCCGCTGTCGCCGGTCGAACGCGTGGTGGTGACCAAGGGCGCGCAGCTTGGATTTACCGAGGCCGCCAACAACTGGGTCGGCTATGTCATCCACAAATCGCCTGGCCCGATGATGCTGGTCCAGCCGACCGTGGAGATGGCCAAGCGCAACTCCAAGCAGCGCATCGATCCGCTGATCGAGGAGAGCGAAGCGTTGCGCGCGCTGGTGAAGAGTCCGCGGTCGCGCGATTCCGGCAATACGGTTCTGTCGAAGGACTTTCCCGGCGGGGTGCTCGTCATGACGGGCGCCAACAGTGCCGTCGGCCTGCGCTCGATGGCGGTCCGTTATCTCTTCCTCGATGAGGTGGACGCCTATCCCGGGGATGTCGATGGCGAGGGCGATCCTGTCAATCTGGCGTTCGCTCGCACGCGAACCTTCGCGCGGCGCAAGGTCTTCATGGTCTCAACGCCGCTCATCACCGGCACGAGCCGGATTGAAGCGGCGTTCGCCGAGAGTGATCAACGGCGGTACTGGGTGCCCTGCCCGCGCTGCGGCGAGTATCAGGTGCTGAAGTTCGAGCGGCTGCGCTGGCCCAAAGGCGAGCCGCAGAAAGTGGCTTACCTCTGCATCGGCTGCGAACAGGCCATTTTCAATCACCAGAAAGGTGGGATGCTCGAACGCGGCGAGTGGCGGCCGGAGGCTGCCGGAGACGGGCGCACGCGTGGCTACCATCTGTCGAGCCTTTACAGTCCCGTGGGCTGGTACGGATGGGATCGCGCCGCAGACGATTGGGAGAAGGCGCAAAGAGATGTCGAGCGACTGAAGTCGTTCGTCAATCTGGTGCTAGGCGAGTCCTGGCAAGAGCGCGGCGATGCGCCGGACTGGCAACCTCTGTATGACCGCCGAGAAGATTACCCGATCGGGACGGCCCCACGCGGTGGCCTGTTTCTCACGGCCGGTGCCGACGTCCATCCGAATCGAATCGAGGTGGAAGTCGTCGCCTGGGGCCGCGGCAAGGAGTCGTGGTCGATCGACTATCGCGTACTGATGGGCGATACCGCTCGGCCTGAGGTGTGGCGGCAACTGGACGCCGTGTTGGACGAGGAGTTCTCGCACGCCAGCGGTCTTAGACTGCCGATTCGGGTCCTCTGCATCGATTCGGGCTTCAATCCACGCATCACCTATGACTGGGTGCGCAGTCATCCGCAGGCTTCCTGGGGTCCTGCTGGCGCGCGGGCCGCGCATCCGAAATCAGCCGTGGCTGTGAAAGGTACGGCGAGGACGGATCGCCTGATCTTGGGCGCTTCGCCTGTGGATGCGAGCAAGCGGCGCGGCACTCGCCTGTGGACTCTGGGTACTCCGGTGGCGAAATCGGAGCTGTACAGCAGATTGCGACTGGCGCCGCCAACGGAAGAAAGCGGAGAGCCGTTTCCGGCAGGGTATTGCCACTTCCCTCGGTACGAGGAAGAGTACTTCCGGCAGCTGACCTCGGAGAGCTTCATCAAAGGGCACTGGGTCCTCGGCGCTAACACCAGGAATGAAGCGTTGGACGCCCGCGTGTATGCCCGCGCCGCAGCATCGATCTACGGGATCGACCGCTTCACGGAAAAGCACTGGCGAGAACTCGAAGCAGCGGTCGCTGTATCGGAAGAGGCCGCTCAGGAGCAGGCCGATCCTCCATTGGTCGTACCGCCACTACCGATTCGCAGAGTCGTCCGCTCGAACTGGATTCGCAGCTGAATGGCATTCACCCAATCTCAACTCGAAGCGCTGGAGGCAGCGCTGGCCAGCGGCACGCTCCGCGTCAGCTACGAAGGGCGCAGTGTGGAGTACCGCAGTGTCGACGAGTTGAAGAAGGCCATTGCAGAAGTCAAGGCCAGCCTTGCTGCGGCCGATCCGACGACGCCGCGTTCCCGAGTGATTCGGCTGTACACGGAGAAAGGCTTTTAGTGGGCTACTGGCGCAATCTCCTGCGAGCGGCTTTCCCGTCGATGCGCGCAGCCTCCGGATACGAAGCTGCAGCCAATACCCGCCGCACGCAGGGTTGGAGCCCGTCGACGGAAGGCATCAACGCTTTAGTAAGTGGTGGCGGCGACGCTTTGCGCTCCCGGTCCCGGGACATGGTGCGCCGCAACGCCTGGGCGAGCAATGCCATTGAGAGCTTCGTCGGCAACTGCGTTGGCACCGGCATTAAGCCCCAATCGAAACACCCCGATCCGGCGGTGAAGCGACGACTTCAGGAACTCTGGCTCCGCTGGACCGACGAGGCTGATGCGTCGGGGCTGACTGATTTCTACGGGCTCGAAGCCCTAGTCTGTCGCGCGACGGTCGAAGGCGGCGAGTGTGTGGTGCGGACTCGCCAAAGGCGGCCTGAGGATCAGCTGACCATTCCTCTGCAGTTGCAGGTCCTCGAAGCTGAGCATCTGCCGACAGCCAAGAACCAAAACCTGGCCAACGGCAATGTGATCCGGGCTGGGATCGAATTCGACCGGCTAGCTCGGCGCGTGGCGTATCACCTCTACCGGGAACATCCTGGCGAGACGCTGCTGTTTGCCAGCGCCGGTGAGACGACCCGCGTACCCGCTGAGTCCGTCCTGCATGTCTACAAGCCGCTTCGTCCGGGACAGCACCGTGGCCAACCGTGGCTCACGCAAGTTCTGGTGAAGCTCCACGAACTGGACCAGTACGACGACGCCGAGCTCGTGCGCAAGAAGCTGGCGGCGATGTTTGCTGCCTTTATCACCGAGAACAATTCCGATGATCCGGTGATAGGCAGCAAGCCTGGCGAAGCCGCAACGGATGCGAGTGGAGTGCCACTCGCGGGCCTTGAGCCGGGCTCGATGGTGAAGCTCCTGCCCGGCGAGGACGTGAAGTTCACGGAGCCGGGCGACGTGGGCGGGATGTACTCCGAGTTCATGAAGGTGCAGCTGCGCTGCATCGCGGCGGGGCTTGGGATCACTTACGAGCAGCTGACCGGTGACTTGGAGAAGGTTAACTACTCCTCAATCCGAGCAGGGTTGTTGGAATTCCGCCGACGCTGCGAACAGTTCCAGCACCAGGTGATGGTGTTTCAGTTCTGCCGGCCGGTATGGCGTGCCTGGATCGAAGCGGCTGTGCTGGCTGGCGAGATTTCGGCGCGCGACTACACCCGGAACCGTCATCTCTATCTGGATGTTGAGTGGCGGCCTCCGTCCTGGGACTGGGTGGATCCGCTCAAGGACATGAACGCCCAGATCATCGCCGTCCGCGGTGGTTTCAAATCGCGCAGCGCGGTGATCAATGAGATGGGCTACGACGAGGAGGACGTCGATCGCCAGGTGGCGGCCGACAATGCGCGGGCTGACTCACTGGGCTTGATCTTCGACTCGGATCCACGCAAGACCACAGCCAACGGGCAGCAAGCCACTGCCCTGCTCTCCAGTGCCGCTGCTGAAGTTTCCACGGAGCAGACCGCCCTCATCCAATGACGACAATTCCTCGTATCGCTTCGCGCGTGTTCAACACGCCGCTGATGATCGACTCGCGCAAACGCGCCGCGATCCTGGCTGCACTGGCCCCCCGCTTGGGCATCGAACCTCCGGTCGTGGATGCCGCACTCTTGGCGGAAGAGCGGTCGCGGAAACCCTACGCTGTCGCCGGTGAGGTCGCAATCATCGAAGTCTCCGGCAGCCTGGTCAACCGGGCCTCTGGTCTCGAAGCGCAATCGGGCCTCACTTCCTATGAGCAGTTGGGCAACGAGGTTCTGGATGCCGCCACAGATCCAGCCGTCAAAGGCATCTTGCTGCGCTTTGACAGTTACGGCGGTGAGGCCAACGGTGCCTGGGATGTCGCCGACCTGATTGAAGAGGCAGCGGGCATCAAGCCTGTTTGGGCAGCCGTCGATGATTGGGCGCTCAGCGCCGGCTATCTCCTCGCCTCGGCGGCGAGCAGAATCTATGTCACTCGTACGGGCGGCGTCGGCTCAGTCGGCATCATCGCGATGCACCTCGACCAGAGTGGCTGGGATCAGGAGCAAGGACTGCACTACACGACAGTCTTCGAGGGCGCCCGTAAAAACGATTTCAATCCCCACGAGCCACTCACGGACGATGCGCGCGCCGTCCTGCAGTCGGAAGCCGCGCGGCTTTACGGCATGTTTGTGGACTCTGTGGCCCGGCGCCGCAATCTCAGTGCGGACATTGTTCGCGGCACGGAAGCGGCAGTCCTGCACGGCGAGGAAGGCATTGGCGCCGGCCTGGCCGATCGCATCGGGACCTTCCGGCAGGCCCTTGGGGAAATGACTGCTCTTGTGAATCGGACTCGCTTCGTGAAAGGAGATACCAGCGTGTCGGAAGCTACTCAAACGGCCACAACTGCGCCCACCGTGGACATTGAGGCCATTCAGGCTGAAGCCCGCCAGCAGGGCTATGCCGAGGCCGCGGAAATCGTGGACTTGTGTGGGCTCGCGGGAAGGCCGGCTCTGGCGGGCGGTTTCATCGCCAAAAACATGACCGCGGCGCAGGTTCGTGGTGAGTTGCTCACCTTGCGAGCTGCCTCCGACCAGGAGGAGATCCAGTCGCATGTCTTGCCGGAAGCCGGCACAGCCGTACCCCAGAACCTTGATGAGAACCCGGTCGTGAAGGCATGCGCGGCGATGGCCACCGCGAAAGGAGGCAAGTAATTCATGCCTGTTCAATCGGAATCGAACCGCCTCGGCGATTGGCTGAAGCACGAGGAAGACAATCTCTACAGCCGCGACAAGACCACTCTGATCACTGGCCAGAATCTGGCAACCGGCACCGTGGTGGGCATCATCACCGCAAGTGGCAAAGCCACACAGTTGGCGCCTGCTGCCGCTGACGGCTCTCAGAATGCCGCAGGGGTCTTGATCTTCCCGGTCGATGCCACGGGTGCTGACAAACCGGCAGTGATCGTGGCACGCCATGCCATTTGCTCCGACAACGGACTGGTATGGCCTGGCGGCATCACTGGACCGCAGAAAACAGCCGCCATCGCTCAACTCAAGGCGTTGGGCATTCTCGTCCGCCAAGGAGCCTAATCGATGCTGAATCCCTTTTCCAATGACGCCTTCAACACGGTGGCTCTGACGGCTGCCATCAACAGGATCCCGAACAATTACGGACGCCTCGAGCAGTTGGGCCTCATGCCGACCGAGGGCGTGCGCGCGCGAACGATCCTGATCGAAGAGCAGAATGGCGTGCTCAACCTGTTGCCGACGATGCCGGTGGGTTCACCGGGCACCCTGGGTACGCAGGCCAAGCGCAAAGTGCGGTCGTTTGTGATCCCGCACATCCCGCACGACGATGTAGTCCTGCCCGAGGAGGTCCAGGGCCTGCGCGCCTTCGGCTCGGAGAACGACCTGGAGGCTCTCTCCAGCCTCATCGCCAAGAAGCTCCAGAATATGCGCAACAAGCATGGCATTACGCTGGAGCACCTGCGCATGGGCGCGCTCAAGGGCGTCATCCTCGATGCCGACGCCTCCACCATCTACGACTTGTACTCGGAGTTCGGGATCGCGCAGAAGTCGGTCGGATTTGCCCTCACGACCAACACCACCGAGGTGATCACCAAGGTGCTCGAAGTGAAGCGCCACATCGAGGACAACCTCCGCGGCGAGTTCATGACCGGCATCATGTGCCTCTGCTCGCAAGGCTTCTTCGATGCCCTCACCACGCACCCGAAGGTGAAGGAAGCTTACTCGCGCTGGCAGAACGGCCAACTCCTGTTCACGGATAACCGCACCAACTTCAGCTTCGGTGGGATCACCTTCGAGGAGTACAGGGGGCAGGCGACCGATATCGCCGGCAACGTGCGGAAGTTCATTGCCGACGACGAGGCGCACTTCTTCCCGCTCGGCACGGCCTCGACGTTCAAGACCTACTTCGCGCCGGCGGACTTCAACGAAACGGCCAATACGCTCGGCCTGCCGCTCTATGCCAAGCAGGCGCCGCGGAAGTTCGATCGGGGCACCGACGTGCACACACAGTCGAATCCGCTGCCCCTCTGCTTGCGGCCGGAAGTCCTGGTCAAGGGCACGAAGGTCTAGCGAGTGTCCTGGGACGCGGTCACTGGAGCGCTCAATGCGGCGTGCCTCGCCACGTTTGGCCGGGAGATCATTTATCGGCCTGCGGCGGGCGCCCCACTTCCCATTCGCGGCATCCTCCAAACCGGAGCGCAACTCGAAGAAAGCGCTCCGGGCATCTACGCGCTGCTGTTCGTCCAATCGGCGGACCTGCCATCGCAGGCACAGCGCGGCGATGCGGTGGAAATTGCCGGTGTTCGGTACAAGGTGTTCGAAGTCGAAGCCGACGCGGCGGGCGGTGTAAGACTTGCCCTCCGGCTGGAGTGAACTCCCATGCCCAGTGTCAGAGTCTGGCAAAAGAAACAGCTTCGACTCGATCTTTTGAACTTCCGCCAGAGCGAGATGTTCAAGATCGGCAATGTCGGCGTAGGAGCTGTCAAGAATCGGCTCTCCGCAGCGCTCGGCCCCGAGGACTCACCGGCCAAGCCTCTCAAGAAGCGCTACGCAATCCGCAAGACCAAACTCGGCTTGGGAAATCGCCGCAACCTCACCTTCACTGGTGACATGCTGCGCAACTTGATGGTGCGCACGGTCAGCGAGGGCCGTGCCAAGGCAGCGCTTTCCACGCGCAAGGACCGGATCAAAGCCTGGGCAAACCAGAAGATTGAACCGTGGCTCCTGTTCTCGCCGAAGAACAAGGCGGCCGTGCTGGAAGCGACACGGCGGATCTTTGACGAGATGAAGAAGCGGCTCCTGTTGGAGAAGAACTTCGGCGGGAAACAACGTTGATCGATGCCTCCGTCCTCGTCGACAACCTGGTCGGCTTGTTGCGGGACATACCGGAACTCGTCGCCGAGATGAATGGTGATGCTGACCGGATCTGCGCCTACCACGATCAGTATCCAAAGCGGTCGAGCTTGGCACTCGCCATCCATCAGATGCCGGTTCCGTCCATGTTGGTCGCCTGGCAAGGCACTGTGCCAGGGAGTTTCGGTGGCAACGACGTTTGGAAGCACCAGGCGACGTTGTATTTGCGGGCACGGGAGACCGCCGATGGGGACCCGCCGACGGCGTATTGCCGACTATTCCGGTTGATCACCAAAGGCATTCCAGAGAGCACTGGAGTGCCCATGATCAATTCGACCATCCATCCCTCCTGCTACCCGATGGACATCCCGTCCATCCAGCGCGCCACGGACGCTGAGGGTCTCGATTATTTCGAAGTGAATCTTTCCTTCGTAGAGACTGGCGATGACTGACGACAGCGTGTGGCTACGGCCTCCTTATGGACAAGGCGAACCTCAAGAGTTCGAAGCCAAGCCCGAGATTCTGGTGCCTCTCATGGTCGCTGGCTGGAACCAGTGCCCGCCTCCGGAAAAGAACGAGGAGTTGAAGTCTAATGTCGACAACTAGGCTGCAGGAGGTGTTGATCTGCTTCGGCAAGCAGAAGCAGGCCGACATCGCCACCGCGAACACTGCGTTGCAGATGTGGCAGCTGAAGAAGCTGAACGCCGGGCTCGCCAACCCAAAGCTCAACACCGAAAACGACGCCGACGAATACGGCAAGGGCCATGAGTTCGCAACGCAGTCTTTCCAGACCTCGTGGGATGCCGGTAGCACGCTGGAGAAATACCTGAGTGCAGAAATCGCTGCTTGGGCGATGGCGTTTTCGCTCGGCAAAGTCGTGAAATCTGGAGCTACGCCCAACTTCACCTACACATGCACGCCGCTGTTTCCTTCCAATGGAGATCCGGCGGAGTTGCCCTACTTTTCCTTTGTCGAGCAGATCCGCCCAGGCGCCGGCGTGGTGATCGACCGCATGGCCGTGGGCTGTGCCATCGAAGGCTGGACCATTTCCATCGGCAGTGGCCCAGGGCGCGCGAACTCAAAAATCAACGTCGAGTTCGTAGGCTCAGGCAAGCTCACCGAACCGTCGGAAATTGTGGTTCCGGCAGCGACTCTTGAAAAGCTGCTGCCCTCGGCCTCACTCGCCCTGACCATCAACGGTGTCAATTACGTCTCCAACAAGAACATCGTCTCGCTCGAGACCTCCTGGAAGAACAATATCCTGCTGGATGCCGGCTTCTATCCGGGTTCGGGTTTTCAGACGCCGGGCGATGCTACCACTGGCGCGATCCGTGGCCGCCTTGAGTTCGGCAAACGGCAGGGGACGCTGCGATTTACCGCGCGTTTTGAAAGCGGTTCAACGGAACTGGCCAAGCTCAAGAGCCAGACTGCGGGCACGGCGGTCACCTCACTCACATACGATCCCAACAACTCACTTCAGCTCACCTGGGAAAAGGTTTCTTTTGCCACCGCTGAAGTCGGCGAGACCGATGGCATCGTGACAGTGGCAGTCGAGTGCCTGCCGATGTTCGAGACCGCCAACGGCATCATCTCCGCTGTCGCGAAGTGCGGCGTAGACAGCATCTGTCAGTAGAGAGGATTTCATGGAAGCACATCCTGTTGTGTTTGATAGTGCGCGACCGATCGCGCTGCAGCTCCGGACGCCTGTTGGCGTGAAGACTGTCCGTGTTCGATTTCCGAAGGATGAGGAGTGGATTGAACGTCAACGAAAACGCAAGGTCCTCGTGAAGCAGTTGGGACGAGGTGTCTCAGAGACGACCATCCCGAACTCCGAGGATGCGGACGCCGCCCTGCTTTCCAAGATCCGCATTGCGGAGGAAGACGCGCCGGAGGTGGATGCCTTCGAGGCCAGTCGCGTCATTGAACAGCTCGGCCATGCGGACGTTGATGACGTTGTCCAGGTGGGTGATGGATTCGAGGTGACTCTCCGCGTGCTCGGCGGGACAGTGACCCATTCGCTCAAGATGCCATCGGCCAAAGATGTCTTCGAATATCGCCGTAGCTTCGCCAGGGTGCTCGATTTGCCCTACAACCGGCAGGAGCTGATCATCAATTTAGCGCCGGCCACATCCTTATATAAGAAGTTGGTGCAGGGAGCGGAGGGATACTCGGGCGAAGTCCCTGTCGTCCACCAGGCCGTCGCCGTGAAAGCGGCAATTGACGCCCTCGATGCCGCGTTCCACGAGACCGGCGACCCAAACTGACTGGCGGGGAGTGGCCTGAGCACCCCTCCCTGCGATTCCTGATTCACTGGGCACTACGCCGCGAGCAGTTGTGCGAGCCGGGGCTCTGCCCCGACACACTAGACGACGGAGGGCGCTGTGGCGATTGCCCGCTGGACAAGTTGGAGGCTGCTCAGAACTCAGAGGTTGGATTCCTACTGCGTCAGGCAATCCATCTGCGCGCGGCAATCAAACTGGGCATCGCAATCGGGCTTGATGAAATCCAAGCCGTTGAGTTCAATGCCATGCTCATCATCGAAGAGGAGATGGGCCACCTTGAACAAGACAGACTGAACAGTCAAGCACAGTATTCGAGGCTCTAGAAAATGACTGCATCAGGTTCCGACCTACAGCAAGTCTTTGGCCGCGGAGATCAGTTCACGAAGTCTCCCCAAGTCCGAAAGGCTCACAAACACATCAGCCCTTCCGATCGTTCCGCTTGAAATGGCGGCAGACACCTCACCCTGTTGGTTATTGAACACGGTGACTCGCAAGTCCCCTTTAGTTCGATAGTCGATCTCAAACTGACCGAGTTTGGTGACGTCTTTGCTGGCTTTTGATATGTACTCAATACCCTTGAGCAGCGAATCGATCTCTTCAAGGTCAATGTAAGAAGTGTTCTCTCGTTCAAGTCTGCCCGGCGCTTTGACACTAACGGAAATTCCCACTGCACGTGGCATGCTTGGGTTACTACCATCGCGGAACTCCCGCGCGGCCACGGATACGCTGCCCCCTAATGACCCGCTGAAAGTACCAACCCGCGAAAAGCCCCGGATAAGCACGACGCCTGTTCGTGACTGGAACGCCTCCAATTTAGTGGACGGAGCTTTCTTCTGTTCTGTTGCTTCCTGGGCAAATGCGCAGCTAATGCAAAGACTTACAACTAGCGAGCAGGGCTTGAGGTTCATGAAGACCATTCCTTTCTGAGTGACGCGATCCCAAGTGTATCACCCGTCTAATCAGATTTTGCATGTCTGACAACAAGCTCGAACTCGTCGTCGAAGTCGACGTCGACAGGGCCAATGCCTCCATCAAAAGCGTCAATGCTGGCTTATCCAATATAGAGTCGACAGCGGCCAACGCGGCGCGCGGCGCCTCGCGAGGTATTGATGGCCTGACAGTGAGCATGGCCAAGGGCGCCGTGGCCGGCAACCTGTTCGCCGACGCCATCAAGAGTGCCCTGACCTGGGCTAAGGACTTCACGGTCGGCTCGGTGATGATGGCTGCGGAAAATGCCAAGGTCGAAGCCTCGCTCAAAGCCCTGGCCCGCGCGCACGGGGTGGGCGCTGACGCTGCCACAAGACAGGTTGCCGCAATTGAGGACATCGGCTTTGAGTTCACCGAGGCGGCACATGCTGTTCAGCGCCTGATTGTTGCGGACATGGACCTGGCGAAGTCGGAGGGCCTCGCCAAACTAGCCAAGGACGCCGCCGCCGTGCAGAACGTATCGGCCGGCGAAGCCATGGAATCCATTGTCCTCGCTATTGAGTCGGGCGCTTCGCGTGGTCTACGCACGCTGGGACTCTTCGTCGACTTCCAGAAGGAAGCTCAAATTTCGGAACTGCAGTTGGGCCGCACCCTCACGGAAACAGAAGAGAAGCAACTCCGCTACAACGCAGTGATGCGCGAAGGCGCAAAGATCCAAGGCGCCCATGCTGCTGCGTCGCAAACAGTTGAAGGGCAGCTTGGCGCGCTGCGGCGCGAGTTCAATAACCTGCGGGAGGACATTGGAGCCAAGTTCCAAGACGACCTCAAGTCGCTGGTCGGCAACCTGCGCGGCTTGGTCGGCTGGCTCCGTGAGAACACTGATCTACTGACGAAGTTCGGAGAAGTTGCACTGTGGGTATCCGGAGTTCTCGCCAGCTACGCTCTCGCCGAGAAGATCATGGCGCTGGCGAAGTCGATCGCTGCCCTCAACCTAGCCAGTTTGAATCCCTATGCGCTGTTGGCCACCGGCGTGGTCGCGGCGGGAGCCATCGTCTACACCAATTGGAAGAAAACGCAGGAACAGATGCAGGCGCGTGCCGACGACATGAAGAAGGCCGCGATGCGAGAGGACCTGCTGAGCGGGAAAACAAGCGTGGAGGCGTTGCGGAAGCAGGGCATGACCGACGACCAGCTCCGCGAAATGATCTCGGGCCGTAGGCCGGCTGCCGGTGGTGGTTTCGATTTCGGCGGCTCCACACTCAGTATCCAAACCGGTGCCGGGCCAAACCTCGAGGCTCTCAAGCAGGCGGCGGAGATCCGGAAGCGGCAGGCCGATGTGGAGCGTGAGTCCCGGCAGGCGGCTAACAATGCTGCAGCGCGAGGCCAGCTAGGCTTTGCTCGCGAAATGGCTGAGATGAATTCGCAGATCCAGAAGTGGACGACGTTCGTGGATGACAAGGGCGTTGAGCACAAGATCTCGCTCACTCGCCAGGCATGGCAGAACGTCCTCACGGAGTTGTCGAACCGCTGGTCGGCATTCCGGGAGAAGTTCCAGAAAGAGAACCGGGAGCAACTGGCCGAGTACCTCAAGGGCGAGGAGGAGGCCAGCAAGCGGCGGATGGAGATTGAGGCCGCGGTCGTCCAGCGACGGCTCCAGTACAACGAAGAAATCTCGCGGCGGAATCTCGATCACCTGGAGAGGCTGCAGTCAGTCGAAGAGCAGCGCGCTGGCATCAGCCGCGATGCCCAATTGCGCTCGCTTGATGCGATAGACGCACAGACACTCAGCCAAAAGGTCTGGGTGGAACAGCAAAAGGCACAAATCGAGGTCGACTATCTTGGACGCGTGCACGAGATCAAGACACGCCTGTTCGATCTCGAAACCTCCCGCATGGTGTTGGAGGAAGAGGCCAATATGAATCGGCTCGGTTACCGGGCCGACGAAATCAAGGCACGCATCGCTGAACTCACCCAACAGCGCGACGAGATCCGCCAGGCGAACCAGGAAGCAACGGATACTGCGGTGGGCGCGGCGCGCCAGAATGCCGCCAACCGCACGGCGGCCATGGTCCGCGATCACAACCGGCAGATTTTCGATTCCTTCAAACGCCAGGCCGAGGGCGTCTTCGATGCGCTGCTGTCCAAGTCGCAGTCAGTCTGGTCGGCTATCGGAAACTCTCTCAAGACCGCGTTGCTCACCGCCATCAAGGACGTCGTCACCTCGCGCGTGGCAGCGATGCTGACGCAGATGTTCGCGGGCGCGCGGGTATCACTCCCTTCCAGCGGCACGAGTAACTCCGGCATGTTGGGCAGGCTGGGAGGCCTGCTCGGCATTGGCGCCGCCCCAGTATTTGGGGGCACAGGAATCGGTACCGGCGGCTTCCCCGGCTCCACGCCGCCCTTTATCCCGTCGCCCTCCGGCGGGCGTGGCGCGGGTCTCTTAGGCATTGGGAGCACAGGCGCCCTGGCGGGCTTGAAGGACTTCCTCGGTTTCGGCGGCGGCGTCCAGTTTGCTCCCGGCATGGCGACGACTTGGCAGGCTGCAACGATGGGTCAAAAGCTCTCCGCGCTCGGCCGGTCGAACGCCGCGTTGTTGGGTGGCGGGATGCTCGCCATGGACGGTTTGCGGCGGGGCGGCTGGACGGGCCTGGCTGAAACGACCGCGGGCGGCGCGCTGATCGGGTTCAAGTTTGGCGGTCCGGTTGGCGCGGCCATCGGAGCCACGGTCGGCGCGGCCGCGGGCTTCGTGCGGATGTTCATCAAGGGCTCGGATCAGAAGGCCATCGACAAGATCCGCGATATCTACAAGGTCACAGTCGACAAAAGCTTCGCCCGATCGGTGGTGGAAATGGCCAAGTCGGGCTTCGGCGGCAACCTCGAAGCCGCGATTCGCTCTTCGCAGGTCCGCGACATGGTCATGGAATATGCCATCGCTACGGGCCAGAGCGCCGGCATTGCTGACAACAAGCCGCGCGGCGTGTGGCTGACTCAGCAGGGCGGCTCACTTTATCAGTCCGGCTGGTCTCTGAATGGCCAACAGTATGGCTATGCGTCCAGCTTGCCGAGCCTCGGAAACCTGAATGTCGCTCAGCCGCAGGCACCCACTTATAGGCTTGACACCAATGCGACCAAAGCTTTCTGGAAGAGTGTTGTGGAAGAAGGCATCGCGGACGCTCCGCGGGCTGTCCAGGCCGCCTCGAATGCTGCCACCAATCAAAGCTACGGACGCACCGCTGCGGCGGGTAACCTCATTGATCCAATGGCCGTGACGATTTGACGCCTCAGCGTCCAGCCGCGGCAAGCGACCGGACGCTGAGTCTCGCGCAGGTGGGAGAGAGATTACCTGGCAGTAAACAGCAAATAGAAGATGGCGAAGAAGTACAGGCACCCAGTGAGGAAGCACAGCCTTGAGAGGATCTCCCACCAGGTCAAGTTGCCGACTCTGAGGTAGTCAGAGAGCCGCCTCAGTCTCGCAAACTCTGGATACCATTGCTCTTCTTTGCGAGTTGCTCGGTCGTGCGGGGAGTGGTCCGGTTTCTGAGACCGGGGTGAGGAAATACGCGGCACGATGCCGAGCAGGCCCATTAATCACTAAGTGCAGGCAGCAAGCGTTTCCTCTCAAGATTTATTCAGTAGTTCGGCGATCCCCTCAAAACTGCCCTCCGAATGCCCGGCAATGTGACCCCAGCAACCCCGGTGGCGGTCCTGCCGAACCATCTCTGCGCCCTCTTTCGTGAGATGCGCGTGTGGTCTGTCCGCGAAAGCGGCGGCTATCCGGATGGACGCTACCAGGCGGAGCCGCAGGCGGTCACGAGCCGCAAATCCTGGGAGATCACCAAGCTGCTGACGTTCGCGCAGTGGCTGGAACTGCGGACTTTCTTTGATGCCAGAAATGGCTCGCAGCAAGCGTTCCATTGGTACCCCCTTGTCGCTGATTACGACCCCACGGGTGCATCCATGATCGGCCGCTGGCTCGTGCGCTTTGACGGCGCGTTGAGCCGTACTTATCGCCTCGGCCGCCAGGAGATTGGTCTCCGCCTCCTTCAAGTCGAATAGCATGCCCGAATTCATAGGACCTATCGCGATCCCCGACCCCGGGGTGAGCGGCACGTTTCCTGTCCCACTGGACTACTCGAGTGTCTCCGTGCGTGAGCCACGCGTGGTGGTGCATCAATTCGGGACGCTCGACGCGAAGATAGAACAGCGCTTCTATGAAGGCCCCGGAGTCCGGACCTTCCAGGTGCAATTGACTCGGCTCACGTCGGCGCGCCGGACGGCGCTGGTCGAGTTCTTCGAATCGCGCCGGGGCAGCTACCAGCCATTCACGTTGAATGTCGCCGAGCCGAATGGCTCCGACTCCTCCTTCACGGCTCGCTTCGCGCAGCCATCCCTGCAGCTTGAAGCTTCAGCCGATGGCTCGTGGCGAGGCGCCGTGGAACTGTTCGAAGTACCCACCGCCACGCCAAGCTACGAAATCGCTGCCACAGAGACCCGGTTCCCTGGAAGTGGTCTCAAAGCGGCATTGCTGTCGCAGGCCCAGGAGGTAATCCCACTCGTCCAGGTCAATGCCGGGCTAGATGACTTCTACTTGTCCGATCGGCGCGTGTCCGTTGGTGGCCATCTCTACCAGCCTCGTTTGATGAGTTGGGGTGGCATCAGCCAAGGCATCAACGGCGAAGCAGACCAGGCGAGCTTCACGTTTGGCAACGGCGATCGCGTGTTTTCGGCGCTGGTCAACCAGGTCGACCTGTTCAAAGCAGAAGTGGCTTTCTCGGTCTTCCACGTCGGGACACGAACTCGGCTCGACTTGTGGAAGGGCTTCATTGGGAGTTGGTCGTTTGATGGTGGGCCCGAGTTTCGCGTCGAGGCCCACGATGGTCTCTATGCGTTGAGGCTTGGCTATCCGGCGCGGAAGATCGCCCGCCAGGATGATGATCCGCGGCGCGCCTTCGATATCCCGAATCAGCCCGTCAACGTCGGCGGCAAGAAGGGAATCAGCCGGATTACGAGCGTGTCGGTGGCCAACGACACCGCCTATGGCCGCGCGCTCAAGGACATCTGGGTCAACTCCAGCACTGCCTTGCCCGTGGAGTGCGATGTCATTGCGGGCCGGGATGAGAGCGAGTATTTCGCGGCGTTGGGCGTGGCTGGGCGAGGCCCCATCAACGGGTATGGCAGCGGGCATACTCTCGATGGTCAGCCCCATCATGGACCGGGAGCGCTCGGGCTGCGCCGAGCTTATGGCGGGACGCCAACGAGCGGGGACGAGACCGCCGCCAACAACCAGCCTGATGCCGGTAGCGACTCATTTGCACTCGATGAGGTCGGACAGCCACTGCCAGCGAATCCGTTGGATGGCGTCGCTTTCTTGCAGATTCGCCGAACGGACGAAAAAGGTATTCAGCCCGTCCGCTCCGAAGAGCGCAAGATGGCAGCCTACGTCACAGGCGGCCTGGGCGGATGGACGTGGATTGGCTCCGGACCGTACGCGCGAAGCTGGCAGACGTCGCTGACGAATCCGATTTGGATCGTCGTCAACACCTATTTGAACGGGCTCGGCTTGCTCTGGGCTTCGGATGAAACTCAGCAGGCCGAGTTCGATGTAGCCGCGGCAATTACGGCTGCAACGGTCTGCGACACCACCGTCGCCAAGATCATCGGCATTGGGGACGAGCGCCAGTTTGCGTTTCAAGGCATCGTGGCGGAAGAGAAGCCGCTGCGCGATTGGATCCAGGAAATTCTGGGAAGTTGCCTCGGCTACTACACTCTGGCTTTCGGCAAGCTGAAGCTCGGCATCCGCTACAACTCCTCTGCGCTTGAAGCCTTCACGCTCGGCAACATCCTGTTCAACAGCCTCCAGCTGTCGAGCCGCTCGTCGCGCTTCAACGATTTGACCGTGGCCTTCTCAGACGAGGAGTACGGCTACCAGCAGAACACCGTCAATTGGAAAGACTCCGATCACATCACCTCGACGGGACTCCCATTGAAGGCCAACGTCAACCTACTCGGCGTGACCAGCAAGAGCCAGGCGGCGCGCATCTCGACGATCAAAGGGCGGGAAGAGTTAGGCGGAATCACGGCAGCAGAGCAGCTCTCTGCGCGGCGCGTGCAATTCCGAACCACGGTCTTAGCGCTCAATGTCGAGCCCGGCATGGTGTGCTCGATGACTTCTGCTGAGATGCCCGGCGGGATTGGCGAATTCCGGGTCACGAGTTGGCGCCTGAATCCAGACTGGTCCATCGACGTCGCAGGGGAAACGACCACCGACTCGATGTACGACTTGACGGTCGGAGAGAAGCCTGCCGATGTCACACCGGAGCCGTTGCCTGAGCGAATCGCCTATGACCTTCTTCCGGGCGACGTGACCAATGTGATGGCGCTGGAGCCGCTGAATGACCAACTCAAGATCACTGTTCCGGTTCGCTTCACGCCGCCCTCGCCTCGTGGCTCATTTCAATCCGTCGTGGCTTACGTGCGCATGCCGAGCGACGCGCCTCAGGCTGTGTTTGGGGGGCGCCACGGTATCGATTGGAACTTGATTGACTTGGATGGTTCCTACACCATCCAAGTCGATGTACCGAGACCATTCGACGCTGACTCCACAGCCACCATCTATCTCGTCTCGGCCAGCCCGATCTACGAAAAGAATCTCGACCTGATCAACACACCGCACACGGCCTCGCTTGCGCTGCCCCTGACGGCTCCCGTGGGCGAGGTCACTGTAGCCGATGTCACCCATCTGCAGGCCAGTTGGCGCTTGACTGAGGCCGGCAATGTCGAAGTCTCCGTCACCGGCGAGTGCCCGCTCGACAGCAACTTCGCCGGTTGCGAGATGTTCCTCACGATTCCACGAGAGGATGACCCAGAACCGCAGCACCCGACTGCCCCGTTGCAGCTTTATCCCCAAGGTTGGCACTACGGAGCGTTCAGTACTGAACAGGACAGCAGGCCGTTCACTGCGACACTCATCGTGCCTGCTCCACCCAAGGAATACTTAGAGACTCTATCCTCCAAGATCATCACCTGGGTGATCTATGCCCTGCCCCGCACTTGGGGCGGATCGAATCGGTTGGTTCTGCTCTCGGATGTGACGAATCGGCTGCCGGCCAATCACACCCCGTGCGTCCTGCTGACAATGGACCTCTCTGACTATGTGGGCGGCGGCACAACGCTTGGCCAAGTCTCCAATTTCAGCCTAGCGGTTACGCAATACACCAACGGCGAGGACGGCGATCTCTATGCCTTGGTGGTGGGCTCCTACACCATCCCCGCCGGAGCGGACTTGATCTCGGCCTATGTGTGTGAGAAGCCGTTGGGATACGCGGGCACTCCGGATCCACTGGAGTTCGTCGGGCATCTGACGTCGCCGAACAATACGTTTGACAGTTGGTATCGCCGGCCGAAGAACGGATGTCGTCTGTTCATGCTCATCACCGCGGCCAGCCAAGCGGCAAGCGTGTGGCGGCCGGTGGACACCTCGTGCCCCATCCGATACGTAGACATCGACGCATGGGGCATGCCCGGAGCGCCGACAGCGTACTCCATAGTTCCGCAGAACGTCCACGTCGTTGACGGCTCGGAGTACTTTGACCTGGCTGTCAACTTCACACCTTCAAATTCACCGGACTACTGGTACATGAAGGTGGGGCGGATCTGGCGTCTCAACGCCAATTATGATTCAGCTCCAGGCGCAACTTATGAAGAGAACGGTGACTTCGGTGAACGCGCATCTTTCGTGGTGAGGGACATCAAACGCCCGGCTCAGACGGAATACTGGACCTATCGCTTCCGGCCAGTGAACTGGCAAGAACTGGTCAACGATGCCGCGGTCGTCTATTTCAACGTGACGATCCCGGCCACCGGGGGCCTGGATCTTGGACACGCCAAGCCGGGCAGTCTCGCCGCGCTCGAAGTCGTGGGCGGCAAGCTACAGCCCAAGGTGGGCAGCGGGTTGGAGATCACAGGCGACACGCTCCGGCCCAAGGTCGGCAGCGGGCTGGAACTGGTGGGGGGCGTGCTCCAGCCCAAGCTCGGCGGCGGCGTTCAGTTTGACGGCAGTCTGAAGATCGCACTCAACCTCAATGCGGACTTCGTCGTGGATGGAAATGGCAAGCTTACGCAGTATGCCGTGGATCTGGCCAAGTCGTACAACTATAGCGGTGAGTTCACGAAATCTGGTGGTGTCCTGGTCATTAATGCCATCGCCGTGAACAAGCTGCTCGCCGGGACTGCTTTGTTTACCGGGCAGACCGTGTTCGCCAGTTCCTCCAACCCTGCTTCCAAAGTGGTCATTGACAGTTCTGGCTGCGCGGTGTACGCCAATGCCAGTAACTACGTCTCAATCAGCACGGCCGGCATGACGATTCGGGGCGGCTCTGTCAGTGTGACTGACGGTGTGCGCCAAGTGGTAGTGGACTCCTCCGGGGTGCTGATCCAAAACGGCTCCAACTATGTCCAGGCCACGAGCAATGGGGTGAACATCGTGGGTGGCGGTGTTACAGCATATCTCGACTCGTCTGGATTACACGCGCCTATCGTACTGGCATCGACCACCGTCTCCACTCCGCGTTTTTGGTGTCTCGGCCAATATGAGCTTTGGTCCGGAATGACGAAAATCGGCTGGTGGGACGCCACCGGGATGAGTGTTTCCGGCAACTTGGACGTCAGCAACAGAATCACCTGCAGTTCATTGACGGTGAACGGGCCGATCTTAGCCAGCAGCGTATCCGGTGTGAGCTACGCCAGCATCGTTGACAGGCCATATTCGGGCTACTACACCTACGATCCGAGTGGCTATCTGGCGGATGACAAGTTCGCAACGTGGTGGGACGGTTCCACGCTTTGGCTGGTCTATAAGAAGTCCGGAAACAAGTTCCGCGTCGCGATGGGCAGTTACTAATTCTATGAACACAAAAGTTCCACTTCCGGCTCATATCACGGCCACGATGAACCTCATCGACAGCCAGATCCAGGCCATGATGCAGACCAAGTATCAGCTCTTAGCGACGTTCCTGAAGGCTGAACAAAAGGAAGGCCAGTGGGGATTGGTAGATGGCAACACCCACGCCATCCTGGTTGAGCCAAAGAAGCCGGAGGGCGGTAATGCTGACTTTGGGTAGAATCGGGACACTCACTCTGGCTCAGGGCACGTTCCCGCTGAACATCAGCGGAGCCACTCCCCTACACAAGGCTGGAATCCCGCTGTCCATGGCGACTTTTCTCTTCGTCGTGAGGCGCGCTGGGAACGCCGCAAAAACTCCTCCGGCCCACATCCACAGACCACTTCATCCGGGCCGAAGGTGACACATGGCCAATCTCACGACCATTCACGACTACGACCTGGTCTCAGCACTCGCGCAGATCTTGAACGGCAATTTTGCGGCGTTAAACGCGGAGTTGGCGACTGTCTCTTCATCCGGTGATGTCACTGGCGGCGCATCGCTGAGCAACATAGGCCGGCTCACCAAGGTCACTGCGGCTGGCGCGATCGCTGAGTCGATCGTCGTTGAGGCCAACGGCCGCATTCTGATTGGTGCAGCGGACAATGGCACCGACAAGCTTCAGGTGAACGGCTCGATTCTCAGCACGACGCTCAAAGGCAACCTGGACTGGAACTACCTCCAGAACCTTCCGGCGACGTTCACGCCGGCTGCTCACAGTCACATACAGGCCGATGTCACCGGCCTCGCGGCAGCGCTGGCCGATAAAGCATCACTCTCAGGCGCTTATGCAAATCCGGCCTGGATTACCAGCCTGGATTGGGCAAAGCTCGTTGGAGTCCCAGCCACGTTTGCGCCGTCAGCGCACGCTCATTCTCAGGCAGAGGTGGCGAATCTCGTCACCGATCTGGCGTCCAAGCTCATCACACCGGATACGACTGGAGCTGGTGGCCTATACCTGAAGCGAAACGCAGCGAATAACGGCTGGGAGTTTGGCGCTGGCGGCACTGGCGGCGAAGGCACCAGCCTGATCTACAGCACGACGGCTCCAACAGGCAGTGGGAATGCTGGCGATCTCGTCTTCAACTCTGCCCCCATTGCTGGTGGGCATGTCGGCTGGATCTGCATCAGCGGGACTACCTGGAAGCGCTTCGGAGTAATTGACCTATGAGACTTTTCCTGAGTTTTGTTCTGTTCATCTGTGCCGCAGACGGCCAGATCACGGCGGGCGGCGATTTGTCCGGTGCCCTTCCGGCACCGACCGTCGCCAAGATCCAGGGTCGGGCTGTGGACATAGCCGCTCCCAGCGATCTCAATGTCTACCTCTGGAACAACTCGCTGTCCAAGTGGGTACCTGGATTTGTGGATTGGGCGCAGGTGACCAATAAGCCAACCATCGCCACATCGGCAACTGGGAACACCATTGCCCAGAGGGACAGCAATGGCTACATCTACGCCACGTACTTCAACGCGTCAAATGGTGATGAGGCAATCACCCCGACCAGCTTCTACGCCACGTCGGATCAGTTCTTGCGCCGCGTGACAGCGGCCCAGGCATATAAGACGCTTGTTCCTTCCCAGGCGCACCAGATCAACTTCGTGTATGGCGGCAGCGCCAGCACCGCGATTGACGCCACTACCGTCAATAACGTCTGGCGTGTCCACGCCTACAATGCAACGATCACGGAGATCGCCTGCTGGACCGATGCAGGGACGGTCTCGTTGACCATCAAGGATTCCGCCGGTAACGCCGTGGCCGGGGCTCTGACGTGCGCCACGGGTGGAGCCTCCACCAGCACGATCAACAGTTATGGGACGCTGACGGCTGGGGAGGGGTTGGGTTTCACTACTGCGTCAGTCTCCAGCGTGAAGAATCTCTCAGTCAGCATCAAGTACACGCGGAGCTATCCATAATGAGACGAACACTACTTCTCATACTCCTAGTCGCTACGTCTCTCTGCGGTCAGACCGTCGTTACCTTCCCAAGCTCAACAACCTGGACGGTTCCCGCTGGTGTCTCTTCAGTCATTGTGGAAGTTTGGGGCGGAGGCGGAGGCGGCGGTGGCGCAGAGTGGTACAGCGGGGGCACTGCTGCTGGCGGCGGTGCTGGAGGTTCTTACGCGAAGAAGACCCTCGCTGTCACTCCTGGAAACGTCCATACAATCACGATTGGCACTGGTGGAGTTGGGGGCGGACCAGGAGAGTTTGCTGGGTCGGACGGCAACCCTACATGGTTCTCGTCTACCAGCACGGTCAAAGCTCAAGGTGGACAGGGAGGCCGTCCTGCTGGACCGACTACCTATACTACTGGGCAGGGTGGCTACGGCGACTTCTCCCAAACCAACGGTGACGTGAGATATATGGGCGGGAATGGTGGGCTTGGTTCCTATTTGTGTTGTCCAGTGGGGTCAGGCGGTGGCGGTGCTGGTGGTGGTGGTGCGGGCTCGACAGGACAAGGCCTAGCGGCATCCTATCTCACGGCTGGAGGGGCTAAATCGGAGTACGGTGGGGCAGGAGCCGTAGGCAATAACGCACAGGGCAGCGGTACGAATGGCGGCAATTATGGGGGCGGTGGATCAGGCGGGACCACTTATCAACCAACGACTCAATATGTATCGGGCGGCAATGGTGGTCCCGGTTTCGTGCGCCTCACCTACACAGCAGTCACAGGCAAACCGAGACTCATCGTAGTAACAGATTCAGACGACTAGAAAGTTTCTCATGCCCAAAATCACAATCACATTCCAAGAGGAAGGCGATGTGCAGTCGGCCTTCATCGTTCCGGCCGAAGTTGTGACCAAGCTGGAGCAGTACATCCAGGCGGTTAACACCAACCCGGTTCTCGGCGTCCACATCAACAGCAAGACCGAGTTCTTTGCTAAGGAGTGCTACACCAAGATCCTGAAGCCCGTCGTAGATGCGTTCCCCGATGCGCAGCCCCAAGAAGCTCTGGATAAGCTGGCTCAGGCCGCGGCGCTGCAACAGGAAGCGGAAGCCATTATCGCCGCCGCCAACATCCAGCCCATTCAGCTCCTCCCACCTGAGGTATAGACTGTCAAGCCTACTGCACTCCTAGAACTCGCCGCAGTCTGCGTGTAAGTGGAGCGCAAGGCCGGCTGCCCTGCCGAGATCTCCCGGGCTTGGGACCGCCCTGGAGATCGGGTTGGCATTGCCTCCCTGTAAGTCCAAATCCAAACCACCAGGCCCAAGAAGTCACGTCCGGACCTGCGCACGGCCCCATCACTTCCCCAGCAGCCACAAAGTCATCCAAGGAGCATTCATTCATGACACTCGACGAGTGCGTTGAAGCAATCGCCCAGGCCATCATCCGCCAAGAAGGAGGAAGCGACCCCAAGTCGGTTCACACTCACATGGTCAAACGGTTTGGCCTCCACAATCCCGGACACCTGGTCTGGGCTCGCCAGCGCGGTGCAGTTCCCGTAAGGCTGTCACCTAATGGACGGCTGTGGGCCGGCTGGAAGTCATACGCCGAAGGCGTGGAAGGAGTGCGTCGACAAGTGCGGATGGATATCTCCCGGGGACTGACGCTGAGGGAGCTGATCTCAAAATATGCGCCTGCGAAGGAAAACGACGTTGCAGCGTACATCCACAATGTCGCCGCCTGGTCTGGCATGGAGATAGATGTGCCCATCCGCATCAAGTTGCAACAGGGGTGAGGTGGCGAACGTGCACCAATTGGCTTCTCGCTTGGGTCAATGAATCGCCATGGTACACATTGATGCTCAGAACTGTAGCTGCCGCCGGATCCGATGCGGTGCACAGTCAATTGGCGGAGATGCGCCGACTCCTCAAGCCAGCAAGTGAGAACATCTCAATCAAAGCCCCAACAGCGGCAAGCTTCTCTTCGTGGTCGCGTCCAGTGCGAAGTGGCTGATCACGCCTGCAAGGATGACGACGGTCCAGAGTTTTGCGGCCGATGCCGTCGTGGCATCCCCCCATGTGTTGTTCGCAAGTTTGGTGATCCCAGCGAGACTGACCACGCTATGCGCAAGGCCACGGTGTCCCGGATGTACCGCTGGCTCGATGAGGTCGAGGGCGAGCCCCGTGGGAATCCCGATGATAGCGGCTATGGTGAGACCCTCAATGGTTGCCGGTTCGCCTAGCGCCCGTGCTGCGATGAGGTACGTGGCGCTGGTGGTGATCATGCCGGCGATCATGTGTTGCGACGCGTTCACAATGCTCCTCCTTGACTTATGGACCTACGCCGCGTGAGCCGCGCCGTCCACGCCTGGCCGGAGTCGAGTCTCACGGAGATGTACGGCGGCGAGGTGTTTGCGGCGGCAACAGTGCATGTATGGTATGCGGTTACCGCACGAGCACTCATCCTCTGGCCGGATCATTGAGAGGTGCTCGCCGGGCAGGTGTGGTGCAGCCCCACCAGGCCAGTATCCTTCCCACCGGCATTCGCCTCTGGCGGTTTTGAATGGCTGAAAGCGTGTCCACGACAATCGCCGGCTGCGACTCGTCCGCTGCCACGCTGTCATTCGCCTGCCGGCTTGGGACTGCCAACCTCGACGAGCGGCTGCCCAGCATGGCTACGGTCAGTCCCGGTGTTGCGTTGAACGATCTTTGTTTGAGTTCCTCCGCCAGGCGTCGGGACTTCATACGTGTACTGCCTACCTGCGGAGTGTTCTTTTGAGATACAGGTTGCTGAGATGTTGGTATGCCTTCCTCCCTTATCCCAATTCTCTGTGCCCCTCTCATGCTTGGAGCGGATGGAATCTCACCTTTAGGCCCGGGAATCGGAAACCCGGGGGAGATTGTCGCCCCGGCTTAACCGATGGGCTGCATCACTGGCGATCTGTTTTGTAGTCTCTCCCATATATCTCCATGCGCGAGCGAGTATTTCGCGGTCCCCCACCCATGATTCGAAGATACCCACGTGCAAGAGGTTGACTACTTCAATATCCTGCGACCGCGCCATCTCTTCGAAGAACGAGAATACTCGCCGCAGTAGATCGACATTGGCATTAGCTTGCAGGAGGTGCTTCACAAACGGTTCGAGCACCAACTCCACGGTCGGATATGGAAGCACATCAGGGCCGATATCCTCTTGAAGCACCTGATATTTGTGTTTGATCTCCGGAACTGCTGCGAGGAGGCAATCCATAAACACGCTGTACCGCAGATCTGACATGCTATCTCCTTGGCTTTGTCTTGAGTGCATCACTCAAGTCTTGAATGAGTCGCCGGGACACGATCTGATCATTGAACGACAGTTTTCCCCTTTTCAGGAGATTCGTTATGGCGACGATTGCCTCTTGTGCTTTCATGGAGTGACCTGACGGCGACATGAGATCTCCGGTTAACAGCTCATATCGCACAGCGCCGGCAGTGCCGCCAGGCAGCTTGTCTGTCTCCTGAAATAGTTTGTTGACGATGTCCTGAAGCGTGGGGTTGGAGACTAGTGGGGGTAGCGTTGCCACCGGAATAGTCAGCGTGGTGAGAGCAGATCCGCCTACCCATGCGCCATATCCAGCACCCGCGAATCCCCCCGTCATCACAGCGGCAGTTCCAACAGCTGCTAAATTCACGACTGGTTCGGCAAGTCGTGTTCCACGTCGCAATTGCACAAGACCAGCATCTGGATTCGGAAGGTTCGTTGAACCAATGCTGGGTGTACCAGTCTTATAGGCGGTGTACCCGTAGTCCAACGAGCGGCTGTTCGAGTCGTATGTGATGGAGTTGATAGTCCCGGCGACATAGGTGCCGTCGTTCAGACTACAAAAACCCGTCTCCACGATCACTGTCCCAGCTTTTTCGTCGAAAGTATTGCTGTAGATGCAGTCGCGGCCACTGGGGTCGATATTCCTCAATGGGTTGTTCCTAACATAGCCATACAGATTCCAGCTTTGTGGGCCTGATGGATACTGGTCGACAAGCGGTTCATCCGGTGACGTAAACCTCCCCTGCGCCCCCGAGAAGTACCTCGCACCAAAATAATCGAGCTTCGCTTCGCTGTCCCGCTCCTTGCCGGTGAAGAGATTCGTCAACGTCCCCAGATTCTCTGACGCGCCATACTTCAGGGCCGTTGTCCGCCCATTGATCCCCGAGAGCAGCGATTCTCCAAACGGCAGATAATCGTGCCGCTGGCCGTCTACTACCGCTCCGTTCGCATTCGTCACCACGCGCGTCGAGCCCAAATGGTCAGTCGTCAGGTACTGCCGCCCACCGCCAGCGGAAGAACCGCCATACTCCGCCGCCAATCTGCCCAGCGCGTCATAGGCAAACACCGTCGAGCCCTTCTTCACGCGCCGGCTCTCGCCGTCGTACTCAAACGTCGTGGTCACGCTGTTGATCGTGCTCGACCTCACCCGGCTCTCGGCGTCATACAGAGAACTGTACCCGCCGATCACTTTCTGATTCCCCGCCGCATCGTATTGCGCGCTCTGCAAAACCACCTGGTTCTTCGTGTTGAAGTTCGACGCCGACGTCGGCGTGAACGAATCCACGCCGAGACGTATGCCGCGCTTACCCGCATGTTGCCGAACTGGTCAAAATCAAACCACCGGCATGGATCCGGGCCGCTGGCACTGCACGAAGGCGCGGCCGCCACGGTAGCCCTTTCCACCACTGCCGACAACCGGTTCAGCCCGTCATAGCTGTAACTCTGGATCTTGCCCAGCGGGTTGACGGTCTGGTGCCGCACATTGCCGTTGTTGGACCTGCACTCCGCCGTGGACAGGCCCCCGGCGCAGTGGCTGAACAGCCACTCTCCCGCCGCGGTCTCGTTCACCGCCGTGCCGAGCGCAATCCGTCTCACCTGGCCGCGCATGTCGCTGTAGCCCCATTTTTCCACCAATGTATTGCCGAGTGTAATCTGCGCCACTCCGCCAAACGGTGAGTACAGAATCGACGACGCATAGTCCGTCACGCCAGTGGCACCCCTCACCGCGCCGGTCCACTCGTCCCACATCATCATAGCCCCAGTTCACCACGCGCCCCGACGGATACCTCATCGTCCCCGGCCCCGCCGGCTTGTGCCCATACTCAAACACGTACCCCGTCCCATCCATCTCCTGCCCGCTCGCCACCGCGCGCCCCACACCATCCCACCGGTACACCGTCGATCCCGTCCCGCCCGTCACCTGCACCAGCCGCCCGATGCTCCGGTTCTCGTTCGACACGCCGGTGATTGCCAAATCCGTGTCGTACATGTACCCAACCGTTGCGGTCCCGTCGCTGTAGCTTTTCGTGAGAACCCGATTCAGCGAGTCGTAGTTCACCGTCGTCACCACGCCCCGCGCGTCCGTCTTTTTCACCAGGCTGCTATTGGGATCATAGCCGCCCTGGCACACCCCGCCCACCCACTCTCCGTAGCACGTGGTCCCGCTCTCCGGATTCACCGTCGTCACCAGCCGCCCCAGCGTGTCATGTGTGAAGCTGCGTCCCTGCGTCACCTGTTTCAAACGGTCCAGCGTTTCTAGAATTTCAGGGCCCATTTATGTGCCGAAATTGCCCTCCTCCAACTCTTCTTCCGGGAGGCGGACAAGCCGAGCTAATTGTCGAAAGACCTTGCCGTCACTGATTCGAAAGAACTCGAAAGACAGGTTGTCGGAATCACCAGAGATTTGACACCGGATCTCACCTTCGGCGCCTCTCACTATTCGAGCAATGCGCTGCAGCAACTTCACGATAAAGCGGTTGGTGTCGCGACCGATATACTCGAAATCAATCGAGGATGTAGTCACGTCCAGTTCCAACCCTTCGTCTCGGCCTAGCCTAATGATTTCTTCAACCTCTTGTCCAGAGAGCGGTCGAGTAACTAAGAATCCGCTATAGGATCGTTCAAGGTCATGCAATTCATCATTGGGGATCAT